CCGTACGAACGGTGCCGGTCTCAATGTCCCGACCCTTGCCGATGATGATTTCTGCGATGCCTTTGGCGTCGCTGTGTTCGTGATAAACCTCGTCGCGGTACACAAACAGGATGATGTCCGCGTCTTGCTCGATCGCGCCGGACTCACGCAGGTCGGAGCACAATGGGCGCTTGTTCGGGCGCTCTTCGCATTTGCGCGAAAGCTGGCTGAGCAGGATCACCGGAATACCCAGCTCGCGAGCCATCAGCTTGGCGCAACGAGTCATGTAACTGACCTCCTGCTCCCGGCTGAACGTGCGCGAGTCGGACTCCAGGAGCTGCAGATAGTCGATCACGATCAAGTCCAGACCGTGCCGGCGCTTGTGACGGCGGGCAGACGAGCGAATCCGATTAATCGTCATCGAGCCGCGATCCGAGATAGACAACTTGGAGTGCTTGAGCTTTCCGGCGGCGCTCATCAGCTCGGCACCGTGGCGCTGCGGAGCTGTGCCGTTCTTGATCAGTTGCAGGGGGATACGTCCTTCGGACGCCATAAAGCGATCCATCAGGCCGGTTTTGTTCATTTCCAGACTGAACACCATCACGCTCTTGCTCTCGCGGATGGCGGCATGGGAGGCGATGTTCATGGCCAGGGTCGTTTTACCCATCGCCGGGCGCCCAGCGATGATGATCAACTGCTCAGGCTTAAGCCCTTGAAGCTTGGCGTCCAGATCAGGAATGCCGGTAGATAGGCCGTCGATGCCCTCCCCGCGATCTGCTCGGGCCTGCAAAACCTCGATGTAGTCATCAAGAATATCTTCGGCCATCACCACTTCGGACGTGGCCGACTGGCTGTCGACGGCCTGGGCCTCAGCCTGCACCGCCGCGACCTTGTCCACGGTTGGCTGGTCACTGTGGGCAATCTCGTTAATGCGATCGCTGAGCGCGATCATGGCCCTGTCGAGGCTGCGCTCACGCACGGTTGTGGCGTATGACGCAGCATTTGCGGCGCTTGGCGTGTTTCGGGTGATTTCAGCCGCATACCAGGTAGCGTTCTTGGTGCTGGGAAGCTCACCGAGGTAAACGCCCACCGTTACGGCATCGGCCGGCTTGCCTTCGGCGTGCAACGCCAGAATGCCGCGATACAGGGCTGCGTTGTCTTGGTAGTAAAAATCATCGACAGCCAAGTCTGCACTCAGGATGTCGATCAGCTCAGGGCGCAGGAACATCGCACCCAGCACGCCGTGTTCGGCCTCAACGCTGAAGGGGTCACGCATTGTAATTACCCTCCACAACCTTCACGAAGTTGCTCGGGGCGATCAGCCAGTCGAAGGTGGCGCGGAATGGCTTTCCGCCGTTGCGGCCTTCCCCATTCCCCGTCAGGAATTCACTTTCGCCAACCAGGGCGAAGAAATCAGCCCAGAAGTCCAGATCCTGATGAACATCGCTTTCGCTCCAACGGGCACCGATCTTGGTTTTCCGATCTTTGGTGAGCATTGCCACTTGCGGTAGCCCCGGAAGGGTCTTGTTGAACAGGTCGACGATGGCTTGAGGGTCGCACTTCGGCTTCGAGAATTTCGGCGGATTCTCACCTTCGCCAAGAGGTGACGGTTCACTTGATGGTTCCTTTACGGTTCTGGGGGCAGCTGCTGCCGGGGTATCCGGCACCTCCTGCCGGGGTGATGGGGCATCTGGTGCCGGGGGGCATTTAGTGCCGGGGGCATATCCTGCCGGGGTTATCGTGTACCAAGTGGATCGACCGTAGCGCTGATTACTGACCAAAACACCGGCTTCTTCGAGCCAGCGCAATGCACCTCGAACAGCGCGCTCTGACAAACAAGTGCGAACACCAATGGTGTTGATCGAAGGCCAGCAAACACCTTCGTCGCTTGCGTTGTCTGCAAGGCTGATCAGTACAGACTTTTGGGTCGGGCTCATGCCTTGGAGTGGCCAGCAAGCGCTCATGATGATCGTGCTCATGCAGAAGTCTCCTGCCCAGGTGCAAGCGATGCCTTCAGATGGTTGAGGCATTCCCGGCGAAACAGGATTTTCGACTCGCGGGAATACTGGAAGCGAACAAGTAAAGCGGCGCGCATAGCGGCAGACTGGTGATTAGCGCGAGGTTGCGACGCATTTATGGAGGTATTGCTTGATGCTGGAATGGTGCTCATAATGACTCCGCAAAATGCTGTAAAGCTGTGAAAAAGCCGGTCTAAGCCACCGGCTTTTTTTTGCCTGCGATTTGGCTGCTGGATGGATTAACAGCCAATGTGAGGTGCTGTTTCGTGGCAGGAATCAGAGCAATAATTGGCTTTGTGAATCCTTGGCCTCATACCTAAGCAACCATGTCAGCCCAAGGAAAAGATGGGCAAAGGTCGGCGCGCTTTACCTTCCCATCTGTCAGTAACTCAATCTGTAAAGCTCTTGGGGGTGGAATTGGCCGGTCACCTGAGCACCACTGACTTACAGTCGGGGCTGAGACGCCAAGGCTTTTTGCCAGATCGGTCTGACTCCCCAAAATGCGGGCTGCCTCCCGAACTGCTTGTGCTGGTGTCATCGAAATTCTCCATTGGTTCGCAAACCAAATATAAGGCATTAGCTAATCACTAACAAGCTATTGCCTACTTGCCCTGCAGATAGGCTTAATTAGGCAATGCTTACAGGTAAAGAATTAGGCGCAGCCATCGAGAGTGCTCGACTCGCCAAAGGTGTTTCAAAAAAGAAACTCGCCGAAGATTTCGGCGTGGCGCCTCCGTCCGTCCAAGGCTGGGTGAAGACGGGGCGAATTGATAAGTCCAAACTCATGGAGTTGATGGACTATTTTTCTGATGTGGCCAAACCGTCGCATTGGGGCCTTAGCGACCGAGTGTCCGAGTACCTCTCTGTATCCAGTCCGACAGACATGGATGTCGTTAGAGATGAAAAGGAAAGCAACGTGATTGCCCTCAATGAGCGTAGAAAAAGCTCCGACAATAGCTTCTTCACAATTCCCCATCTCGACGTTTGTGCGTCGATGGGACCCGGATGCGCGCCGCCTGAGCACAATGTTGAAGTTATCCGGGATATCACGGTTCACGTCGATTGGCTTAAAAGCCAAGGGCTAAACTTCACTAAGCTTGAGAACCTCGCGATCATCGACGGTGATGGCGACAGCATGGAGGGCACGTTCAGAAATGGTGATGCCCTGCTTGTTGATCGCGGCATAACTGAGATTCGTACCGACGCCATTTACGTATTTACCCTGGACGGCGACCTCTTTATAAAGCGCCTGCAGCGAATGACTGGCGGCTCGCTGAGGATGATTTCTGATAACCCGATTTATCCGGCAATTGTGATTGAAGGCGCACAACTCGAACGCGTCCATATCCAAGCAAGGGTTCTTCTCGCATGGAATGCTCGCAAACTGTAGTAAATTTTTCCCTGGGGAGGGAATCATGGAATTTGAAGAAAAGCTCGCAGGACTAGCGGCAAAGATTCGACAACAGAGCGCAGCAATTCAAACAGAAGAAGCGACTAAAAATGCTTTTATTATGCCTTTTATTCAATCCATTCTTGGGTACGATGTATTCAATCCTCTTGAAGTAGTTCCTGAGTTCACCTCAGATATCGGCACTAAAAAAGGTGAGAAAGTTGACTATGCCATTTTGAAAGATGGTGCCATTCAAATTCTCATTGAAAGCAAAAAAATTGGTGAACCGCTCAATATCAACCATGCCGGCCAGCTCTTCCGGTACTTTCATGTAACAAGCGCACGTATCTCCATCCTGACAAACGGGCAAGTTTACAAGTTCTTCACCGACTTGGACGCGCCGAACAAGATGGATGAGAAACCCTTCCTTGAGCTTGATCTTTTAAATATTGACGATCATGCCATTCCAGAGCTGCAGAAGCTGACAAAATCTGCGTTTGATGTGGATTCGATCATTAGCGCAGCAGGCGAACTTAAGTACGTCGGTCAGATCAAGCGCATTTTAGCAGCCCAGTTTAATGAGCCAGATGATGATTTCGTAAGGCTGTTCGCCTCCAGAATTTATGAGGGTGTGATCACTCAGAAAGTAAGAGAACAGTTTGGGCATTTGACACGCAAAGCGACTGCACAATTTTTGGGTGATCAAATCAACGAGCGATTGAAGTCGGCTATCAGCGGCACCAATCAAACTATGGTCGCCCCTCCGCCAGTAGCAGCCTCACCAGCGCTCGAAATCGAGCTTCCGGCTGACGAAGAGAAGGACTTGATCGTCACTACTGAGGAGGAAACCGAAGGCTACAACATTGTCAAAGCAATCGTACGAACCGAAGTTGACTCCAAACGTATCGTCGCGCGAGATACGCAGAGCTACTTTGGCATTCTTCTGGATGACAACAATAGAAAACCGATCGCACGTCTTCACTTTAACCGCGCACAGAAATACATCGGCCTTTTTGACGCGGACAAGAAAGAGACACGTCATCCTATCGAGACCCTTGACGATATTTTCCTGCACACCGATGCCTTGAAAGCAACTGCCAAGCTTTACGGTTGAATATCAGACCACCCAGAGGGTGACCAACTCCAATTCGCGGCATGCTCTTAAGCCTCTACCCGAGAGATGACTTGCCAAAATCAAACCCGCTTTCTGCGGGTTTTTTTTCGTCAAAAATAAAATTATTAGCTAATGCCTATTTACAGATATTAGGCACTGGCTTATCTTTGCCTCATCGCCGGCCAACACCGGCAACAAGCCGGAGACTCACCGGCTACCACGGCCAGGGGGAAACCTGACCCCAGCCCCCTCACGGGGACCGACTGGCTCAGCAATGAGAGCTCTTTAAAAACGGACACTTTCACTGATGCACCTGGCTAACCGGGTGCAACGGGAAAACAACCGAGAACACATCATGGAATCGACAATCGTAGACGGTGCATGGAAAGGCCACCTCGGCCGTGGCCTTGCGCCGCGTGAGCTGCAATTTGTTCTGTCGGTCGCACAAGGGCTCACCGCCAAAGAGATCGCCCGGGTGTTCGGCATTGCGCCGGGCACCGTGGTTAAGCGACTGGCCAACGCCATGTTCAAGCTTGGCGTTCACCGCCAAGGCGCGCTGGTCGCCGAAGCCATGCGCCGCCAGATCATCACCCCGTTGTGCCTGCTGCTGGCTGGCCTGATCGCCATGCACACCGCCACAGATGACCAATTGGCCCGCCGCGACCGCCGCCCGACTGAGCGGCGATTCGCAGAAATGCGTCTGATACGCCGCGCAGAAGCTGTCGAGCTGATCGGCTAAACCGTATCAACCAGCGCCACGACAGCCTGTCGAAAACTGCCCGATCGCCTGGCCCCCCATCACCAGGCCGCATCGGTCTGTACTCCGACTTTACAACCTGAATACAGACCGATGCGGAAGCCAACCCAGCAGACGCTGGACACCTGCATCACACCACTGCCGCGCTACCGCCCGCAGTGCACACCTGAGCGGAGGATTTGCAGCCATGGGCAATTAACACGATTTACACGCTTCGCTCTTACATACGGCGGCGTTTGTAGAGCAGCTCACAGCCCGGTTTCGACCGGGCTTTTCAATCCTGCGGTTATTCGTCAGCACTCCACTGCGCGCCCACCGGCACATATCCCAGGCCCCGAGTGCTGACGAATACCCGTAACCCTGTCGAGGATCGACCATGCACCCAACCTTCTCCCAGCGCCGCGCCATTCTCGAAGGGTTGCGCGAACGTACACGCCAAGCCACTGCCGACTTCTACCAGAAGCCAAACGTCATTGCCCCGCCGCTGGCTCCTCGCTTCATCGTAAAGCCAACTGGCAGCAACACTTTCGAAGTGATCGAGCGCGCCACGGGCAAGATCATCACGGAGCGCTTCGGCCACAACAATGCGACCGCTCATGCTCGCGAGTTGGAAGCCAAGAAAGATCAGTTCGATGTGAAACAGTTCGGCCGTTTTCTGCGGGACTGGGCACTGCGCATCAGCGTGATGCTGACCATTTTCGCCTTCTTCGGCAGCCACGTTTGAAACGCACCACCACCTCAGCGCACCGCCTTCGCCAAATTCAACACCACCTGCCGCCCAGCGGACTCCACGCCACCCCGGAGAAAAAACCATGTCAGTTGCAACAGATACCGCAGCGTTCCTTGAAGAGCTGAACGGCGGCGCGTTCGCCAGTCAGATCGGCCACGCCCTCTCCGAAGTCGCCGCCGGTGTGGTCGATTACGGCAAAGCCGGAAAGGTCGTCATCACCCTCGACTTCAGCCAAATCGGCGAATCCAGCCAGGTAAAGATCAAGCACAAGCTCGACTACAAAGTGCCGACCAAACGCGGTACCCGCAGCGAAAACACCAGCCTCGACACGCCGATGCACGTTGGCACAGGCGGCAACATCACCCTCTTCGCCGAAAAGCACGACCAGTTGTTCACTCGTGATCAGGCCCCAGTCACACCGCGCACTTAATCCCGTCCTACAGAGATCTGAACTATGTCCCTTAGCAAAGAAGCCATCCAACTGGTCACCGACACCGCCCTCATGGCGGCCGGAAAGTCGCTGAACACGTACTCACCAACGGCGATCCTGCCCGAAGGGGCAAAAGTCGTTGATCTGGAAAAGTACCAGATTGGCCGCAGCCGTTTCCGTGGCGTACTCGCCACCAACTCGCTGGTTGATTTCAGCGCCTACGTTAAGGAGCGCGCCGCAGAAGGCGCTCGCGGCTTCATCGATCAGGATGAAATGGCCTGTACGCTGATCTTCAACTTGGGCACTGACGTTGCACCTGGTCACGCAGATGATCGCGCAGTGCTTCGCCTGAAAGCCTCAGCAGGCTACAAAGCAGTTCAAGCAGTACCAGGGCGATCCATGTCGCAGAAAGAGCTTAGCGACTGGATCGAAGACTGGAACGCCTCGCTCAATGCTGCTGATGATGCTGGCCAGCAGATGAGCATCGTCAAAGCCATCGCCGCAGTGCGCACCATCACTATCAAAGCATCATCGGAAAGCGACCACGCCATCAGCGAAACCCGCACCAGCCGCAGCGCGATGGACCAGATCGAAGCCACCAGCAAAGAGACCTTGCCGTCTACATTGATCTTCTCAGTGGTGCCCTACGAAGGGCTGAGCCCGCGCCATATCGTCTTGCGCGTGTCGGTCATCACCAGCGGCGCTCAACCCATGCTGAAACTGCGCTGGGTAGGTGAAGAAGTACAGCGGGAGGAGATCGCACAGGAATTCAAATCGGTGCTTGATGCGCAGATTGGCGAAGCAGCCACGTTGACGCTTGGCGTTTTCGATCCGAAATAAACGACCTCATACAGGCATTCAAAAATGAAACCCGAAATGATCACCCTCAAGCACGGCGACACCACGATCAAGATGCCCGCTGCATCACTGGCAAAGCTGGCCTTAGCCAGCTTTGCCCAGGTGCTGCCACCGGCTGCGAATGTTCAGCCGATCTACCCGCACACAGTTCCTGAACTTGGCGCCATCTGGCCCGGCCAGGGTGGTTTCAACGGCGGACTGGTAGCCGCTCACGGTGATGTGCCCGCGCACTACCTGATTGTCGCGGCAAAAGATGCTGGCAGCCATGAATGGGGCGGCCGTGGGCGTGAGTCTCAAGCCAACAGCAAGCGTGATGGCTTTGCCAATACCGTGATCCTGATGGAAGACGACCACCCCGCCGCCAAGACAGCCACAGCCTACACCGCAGACGGGCACGACAACTTCTACCTGCCAGCCGCTGCCGAGCTATACCACTGCTGGCTGAACGTGCCAGACCTGTTCGCCAAAGACACTTGGTACTGGTCAAGCTCGCAGCGCTCCGCCTACAACGCATTCGACATGGACTTCGATGTTGGCAATCAGTTCAGCAACGCCAAGGGCAGCGAGCTCCGTGTCCGCCCCGTCCGCAGATTGTTTATTTAATCCTTTGATCATTCGTTCTTGACCGGCTACCGGGCGCATAAGCGCCTTTTTTGTTGCCTGAAAAAAGAGGAAACACCATGTCAGCAATAGCTCAAGCATTGCCTGTAATTGCTCTCCCTGCCATCGGACAAGCCTTCGGCGGTGGGTTCTTCTCAGGTGTGACCGTTGAGAACGGCCAGCGCTATCTGAACATCACCGCCGGTGCGGCTCACGAACTGAAAGGCACCTGGGGTGCTCGTGGCGTGATCATCGAGGGCGCCGGCAGTTTTACCGACAGCCGCAGCAATACCGAATCAATGGCCGGCGCCGGTAGTGAGCTGGCACAGAAGGTTTTGGCGCTTGAGATTAGCGGGTACACCGACTGGGCTATCCCAGCCCGCGACGTGCAGGAACTGCAATATCGCCACCTCAAGCCAACCAGCGAGGAAAACTACTGCTGGAACCGCGATGGCGACAACCCCAACAGCTTGCCGGTAGGCCTGCTGTACACCGCAGAGTTTCCGGCACAGACGGCGATCCCGGCATTCCGGGACGATGGCGAAGAAGCCTTCATGGGCTCCTGGTACTGGTCGAGCTCGCAGCGCTCCGCCAACCTCGCATTCCTCATGAACTTCGTTGATGGCCTTCAGAGCTTCAGCGCCAAGTACGGCGAGCTCCGTGTCCGCCCCGTCCGCAGAGAGTTGCTGATTGATTAATTCGCTTATTTAATCCGGCCGCTTGCGGCCGGTTGCTGTTAGGAGCTTCTGCCCATGGCGATGCACACGGACTTGCAGATCTACAAAGTGTCGATGGACCTGTTCAAACTTGCAACGGGCCTCACTCGGAATATCCCAAGAGACCTAAAGCAAGTGATCAGCAAACGCGTTATGGATGATTGCATGGAGATCCTGACGCTGATTGGCAGGGCAAACTCAAATAGAGATAAGCGGCCTCATCTGGAGCTACTTCTGGAGAAAGTGCACCAGGTAGATCTGGTCATGAGGCTATGCACCGAAAGCCGGTTCATCAGCCCAGAGCAGCAATCAAAAACTATCCTGCTCACCTCCTCCATTGGCAAACAAGCCAATGCTTGGAAACGCTCTACCCCAACCGCGCCCGCCATCTGAGAGTTACGGCTTTCAGGTCTGTGCGATTTTGAATCTGGTCGTGCCGCTGACCTCTGGGTCACCGCCATGCGCATCGGAGATACCGCCGGTCTAAAGCGTCCGGGCTGGTCTCGCGCGGTTTCCTCGCTGATCGGCATTGCCTTCGGCTTGGCGACTTAGATAGCACGATAGGTCGCAGCGCTCCGCCAACAACGCATTCAACATGAACTTCGATGATGGCAATCAGAACAACAACGACAAGAACAACGAGCTCCGTGTCCGCCCCGTCCGCAGATTCGACTGTTGGTCCCTACCAGTTCGAGGATCTGGTGCAGGCTTATTACGACTGCCGACGATCAAAGCGCAACAGCGACAGCGCTTTGGCTTTCGAAGTGAACTTGGAACAAAACCTGATCCAGCTACACGACGACCTGATCGCTGGCACATACCAGCCGGGCCGCTCGATATGTTTTGTAGTCACCCGCCCGAAAGCCCGCGAAGTATGGGCAGCAGCCTTTCGGGATCGAGTCGTACATCACCTGCTGTACAACCATGTTGCTCCCCGCTTCTATGCCAGCTTCATCGCTGACAGTTGCGCGTGCATTCCGGGACGCGGCACGCTTTACGCTGCAAAGCGTCTTGAATCAAAGATCAGGGGCGCCAGTGAGAACTGGTCAAAACCGCTTTTCTACCTAAAGTGCGACTTGGCCAACTTCTTTGTGGCCATCGACAAGCAGGTGCTGCGCCGACAACTGGCCGAAAAGATAAATGAGCCTTGGTGGCTTGCTTTGGCTGAGCAGATTTTGATGCACGACCCGCGAGAGAGCTTTGAAACAAGAAGTCCACGCCACCTGTTTGGCCGGGTGCCGCAGCACAAACGCTTGACCGCGCAGCCAGCGCACCTCGGACTTCCTATTGGCAACTTGTCCTCACAGTTCTTCGCCAACGTGTACCTGGACGCTTTGGATCAATTCGCCAAGCATCGCCTGAAGGCGAAGCATTACATCCGCTACGTCGATGACTTTGTGTTTTTGCACGAATCACCGCAGCAGCTCAATGCCTGGCACGCAGAAGTCGAGACGTTCCTACTGACGCTGGGTGCGCGACTCAATCCCACGAAAACCATACTGCAGCCGGTTGATCGCGGCGTCGACTTTGTTGGGCATGTGATCAAGCCCTGGCGTCGCACCACCCGCAAGCGGGCAGTGGCTCAGGCACTCAAGCGAACAGCCACAGTACCCGCTGAGAATCTGCGCGAAACCGCCAACAGTTATTTCGGCCTGCTAAGCCAAGCCAGCCACAGTCAGAAAGACCGGGCAGCATTGGCGCGAGTGGTGCTCAGGCGTGGCCATACAGTCAACGGCAAGCTGACCAAGACATACCTAAAACGCTAACTGC